ATTAGCAAGTATATCTCAGGATATAGAACAATCATTAGCAACAGGTTCACCTTTACCTGCATTTGCTAGAGGTGCTGCTGAAGCTGCAAAATCTGCGATGCAAGCTAGAGGTTTAGGTTCTTCTACAATGTTAGCAGAAGCTTTAGCTGAAGGTATATTAAGATCATCTGTACCAATTGCTGCAGCTGATGCTGAAACTTACAAACAAGTTATATTTCAAAACTTATCTAATAACCAACAAGCTGCTGTTGTAAATGCTCAAGCATATCTACAAATGGATATGGCAAACTTGTCTAATAATCAGCAAGCAAATTTACAAAATTTACAAGCAAGACAGCAGACATTATTAACTGATAATGCTGCAAGAAATGCTGCACTACAGTTTAATGCTACAAGTCAAAATCAAGTCAATCAATTTTATGATAATTTAAATACTAATATTCAAACTCAAAATGCTGCAAGACTTGATGCAATGTCACAATTCAATGTAGCTGAAGAAAATAAAGTTGTTGCACTTAATGCTAAAAATGCTACAGCAATAGCAGATTCTAATGCACAAAGAGAAGCTGCAATAGCACAATTTAATGCAACGCTTGCAGATGCTAGACAAAGATTTAATGTAGAGAATCAAAGAGTTATTGATCAATCAAACGTAACTTGGAGAAGACAAATTAATACTGCTAATACTGCTGCAGTAAATGCTGCTAATGAAACAAATGCAATGAACTTATTAAACTTAAGTAATTATGCATTATCATCTTTATGGCAACAATGGAGAGATGAAGCTTCATGGGTTAACACATCTGCAGAAAATGAATTAAATAGAAACCACAACCTAGCTGTTGCTGCATTAGAAAGAACTACTGCATTTGATTTACAAAGTAGTGCACAAAAGAATGCATTGTATGCAATGTTAGGTCAATTTGGTATGAACGTATTTAGTAAATATATATCATAGGAGATATAAATGGCAATAAAAGATATATTTAATAGAGCTGCAAAGAATGTTGCAAATACTGCAGCAACTGAATGGTCTCTTAAACACAAAACTTTAGATGATGGTGATGTAGAAAATGAGGTACTTAGAAAAAAAACTATTGGTGAGGCTATTAGAGAAGCTTTAAAAGAACAGGACACAAAACCAATGGAGGCATATCAAAGAACATATAATATGCTAACTCAAGTAAATAGAAGTAGACCTAGATTTAGAGGTGCTATGGTTTCAACTGGAATGAGAATACCATCGAGACCTGGTCAATCGGGTTTTAAAGATATTGCAGTTAAAGATCCTAGATTAATTGCAAAAGAAAACAGAGATAGAATGAGAAAATTTGTTCTAGAAAAAGCTTATATAAGTAAGGGATAATTATGAGATACGCAAAAGATAATACAGCAGAACCAGAATATAATCCATTTGATGCACCAATTCCTGGTCAATCATTAACTGATGAACCTGGAAATTATCCATGGGAACATGCACCAAAGAATACTGATTTAGAAGAAACATTAGAATTAATATGGGGTAGAATTACTACTCCAGAAGCATTAGAGGAATTAATTAGAATGTTTGATGCAGGTGTACCGATTGAAGCAGTTGCTAGAGTAATTACATTTACAGGATTTGCAGAAGGTGAATTTACACCTGATTTAGGTTTTATGATGATTGAACCATTAATGGAAATGTTAACAGCAATCGCAATGAGAGCTGGTATTCAAGATCTTAAAATATCTTTAACTGATATTTCTAATAATGAATTTAAGAAAAATATGTCTGAATTAAAATTTGCTAACATGCAAGCAAAAGAAGAAGGCAATACAATAGACGGACAATCAGAAGAAGTACCACAACAAGTCCGTGGACTTTTAGCAAGAACAGGAGAATAATAATGGCTATACCTTTAGTACCATTTGCAATTGGTGCACTTACAGAACTAGAAAGACAAAGAGAAATTACAGATGATGTTGCAGGAAAAGCAGTTGATCTTATGTCTAAACAAGTAATTGGTATTGAGATACCTACTGAACAAAATTTAATTAAAAAACAAAATGCAATTAGAGATGTGTACGAAGCAAAATATGGACCAGAAGCAACAACTGTGTTAGATGCATATGGTATATTCGAATCAGGTGATGAGAATTCTGTATCTAAAAAATTTCAATCATTTTTAGGTTCAACGTCTGTAGATAAATTTGTATCTAATGCTAAAAGTTTAGCAAATACCGATAAAAAATTATATAATCAATTAATATCACAATCTTTTATTAGTAAACGACAACTTAAGTTAGAAGACAGAAAAACTAAAGTTGATAAAATAATGAAAGGTACTCCACATATAAGAGATTTTATTGTTAAACCTGAAGAAGAAAGAAAAGGAATTTTAGGTGCAATGATACCAACTCGATTAGAACAAAGAGACTTACCTATGGCTGGTCAAAGATTAATGGAAGCAACTCAAGCAGAAGATTTGGATAAAAAAGACTTAGTATCTTTAATGAGTATTAGAGATAAGCTGGGGATCGTACCAGGTTCAGCAGAACCTAAATTAGAACTGCGTGATGCTATTGCTATACTTAACTCTGCAAGAAATACTTATAAATTAAATAACATTTATAAAAATTTCTATGATACTCCTGAAATTCAAAAAGAATTTAATCAATTTAAAAGAACAGACGAAGGTAAAAAATATAAAGGTACAATAAATGACTATGCTTTTGAGACTTATTACTTACCTCAAGAAATTAAAAAAATACAAACATTAAGAGGAATACCACAAGAACAAACTAAAACACAGACTCAACAAAAAACAACTTTAACAGGTAACGAATTATTAGTTTCGCAAGCTAAAGAAGCTATTAATAAAATTAGAGCAAGTAATGTTCCTGATGCCGATAAAAGAATTGAAAGTATAAAACAAGATTTAAGAAATGCGTTAGGTGTAACAAATTTATCTGACTATAATTTGTAGGTACTTATGGCAAATCCTTTTGAAAAGTATGTGCCGCAGCAACAACAAGGTACAACTAATATAAATCCGTTTGATAAATACTTACCTGAAGAACTAAGAAAATCAAAATTCAATGTTACAACTGATGGTGGTATAAATCAAGCTTTACAATCTTCTGAAAATAAAGAAGATATCAATCCATTTCTAAAGTATGTACCGCAGCAAAAATTAGGTAGTACTAGTTTATGGGAGGATATCTCTTTTGCGTTTAGGCTAGGCTTTAAAGATACTTATCGTGGTGTCAAACAAATGTCTGGCATTGATAAAGAAGAATTAAAAAAAGAACAGCAAGAATTGTACAGAAAAATGCAAGGTGAGAATGGTGGTTGGATTGCTGCTGCTTATTTTGGGGGTGCAATTTTAGATCCTGCTGGATGGCTAATACCTTTAGCTAAAACAAAAACATTATATCAGTTAGCTAAATATGGATTTGTAACAAGTGGTTTTGCAGGTGCACTTGGGTATGTAGATGAAGATAGTGTATTAGACACTAGAGCAAAACAAGCTGCTGCTAGTGCAGTAGGAGGTACAGTTATATCTCCAGTATTAGGAGGACTTGTTGGATTAGCTAGAGGAAAAAAAATACCTTTAGGTATTCCTGGCACAGCAAGTGCAGAAAAAAATATTAAAGATTTAAATGCATCTGTATTAGAAAAAGTTAAATTACAAAATGAAGCAGGTGAAGCAGATAGAATATTTAAAACTAGAAAACAGATTGAAATAGAAGAATCAGAATTAGTTAATGATGTTCCTGTAGATAGAAGCCAATTATTAAGAGGACCTAGAAGATTTTTTCAAGAATTTGTTGTAGAACCTTACCAAGAAAAAATAGGTAGACCTACATTTAATTATTTAACTAATGGAGAATATGGTGCAGAGACTGCTACTGGATTAGTAGGTGGTTTATATGGAGTATCTACTACTGATGATGATGCCCCTATTACAACTAAATTAGGAAGAGCAGCTATGGGATTTGCTACAGGGTTTGGTGGTATTAGAGCAGCTAAAAAATATCAGGTTACTAAAACTTTTGTAAAAGGTGAAAAAGAATTTACAGAATCATTAAGTGAAACATTAGGTAGAAACTTTATTGATAACTATAAATTACCTAAAGAGTTTACTAAATTACAAGCTGAAGCACAAGGTCATTCAAATCATATTGCATCTAGATTTATTAATCTAGCTAAAAAAGTTAAAAATAATTTAACACCTGATGAAAGTAGAATTTTATATAATATGCTTGAGGGTGATACTAGATATACAGTATCTTCAGATACTCTTAAAAAATTAAGTAAAGAAGCAAGAGATTTAATTACAGAAATTGCACAAGAGTATGTAGATGTTGGATTAATTACAAAGGAAACCTTTAAAAGAAATAAAGAAACATATTTAAAAAGATCATATGTTGACTATACAGAAAGTGGAAAGTATGGTGAAGAATTAAGAGCAAGAGGTGCAATTCAAACTGTTACTAAAAATGATTATTTAAGAATATATAAAAAACAAAAAGCATATACAACAACAGGATTAGAACAAGACCCTATCGGTTTATTTAAATTAGTTCAAGGTAAAAAGACATTACTAAAAGGGCACAGAGGTTGGGAATTATTAGGTACTTCTGAAAAACAATTTAATAAATTAAAAGGTACTGATGAAGTACAAATTAGATGGGAGTATACTAAACCACAAAGAGTGGGTTTAGGTGAGATTGAAGATGCATCATTTGCATTAGCAGAAACTGGTAAAGCATTTTCAACTACACTTACAAGATTTAAATTCTATGATAGTATATCTAAAATAGATAGTATTGCATTTACAAAACCTACTGCATTAGAAAGACAACAATATAAACTAATTAAAATGCCTGATAGTTTTATTGAAGGCACAGATAAAAAAGTTTATGGTAATCTTGCAGGTAAGTATGTGCCAGAAGAAGTTTATAAAAACTTAACATCTGCTGAAGCACATTTAAAAAGAACATCTAATTCATTATACGAAAAATATAGAAAATTAAATTCAATTTGGAAGGTTAGTAAAACTGCATGGAATCCTACAGTTCATACTAACAATACTATGTCTAACTTTATTTTGCTAGATTTAGTTGATGGTAATTTTAAAGATCTAATACCTTCATTTAAAGCTTTAATGAAACATGGTAAAGGTAAACAAAGATCAGAACTAGTTGAACTTGCACAGAAAAATGGGTTGTTTGATGCTGATTATGTTAATGTTGAATTAAAAAATATACAAGCAACATCATTAAACTTTCCATATAAGTTTAACGAAAAAACAGATACATTTAATAATTCTGTAAATGCTGCAAGTTCTATATTTAAAGATTTAAAAACAAATAATATATTAAATAGTGCAACTCAATTGTACAGATTTGAAGATTCTGTATTTAGATTAGCATTATTTATGGACAGATTAAGAAAAGGTTTTACTCCAGCAGAAGCTGCATTAGATGGTCGTAAATCATTTATTGATTACAATATTAATGCACCAGCTATTGATTGGATGAGAAATAGTATTACACCTTTTATTGCATATACTTATAGAATTGTTCCTATCCTTGCAGAAACTGCTATTGTTAGACCTTGGAAATATGCAAAGTATATGGCTCTTGGTTATTCACTAAATAAACTAGGTGAAATCATGGGTGGTGGAGATCAGGAAGCAGAAAGAGCAGCTATGGCTGAAAGAAAATCTGGTAGAATATTTGGAATTTATCCTATGCCATATAGAAATATTAAATTACCAGAAGTTAGAACAGATCCAGATAAACCCTTTATTGGTCCTAGATATATAGATATTACAAGGTTTATTCCTGGTGGTGATATATTAGATTTAGGAACTCCAGGTATTCCTGGTCTACCTGCACCACTACAGCCATCATTCGGTTTAGCAGGGGATATTGCATTTCCTCTGATGGGATATGATATATTTAGAGGTAGAAAAATTCCTGGTCAAACAGGTATAGGTGCAGAAGATATGGGAATTAGATTGGATACAATACGAGAAAAACTAGTTCCTAACATTCCATTTATTCCTGGTTCATATTCTACAATTAGAATGGAAAAAGCTAGATCTGAAATGCAATCTCCGTTTAAAGCTAAAGAAACAGAACTAGGTGCACTATTTAATGCTCTTGGATTTAAAATAGAAAGAGTTGATTTGCAAAAATTAAGAGCATCTAAAATTATGGAAATGGAAAGAAAGCTAAGAGGATACCAAGAACAAATAACAAACTTTACAAAACAGTATAGTTCTGGATTAATTAATAGAGATACTTTAAGAAAAAAAATAGAAGATAGAAAAAATAAAATAAAAGATCTCGCAGAAAAATATAAAGTAAAAGTTTCAACCCAAAGCGAAGAAGGAAGTAGAGAACCATTTACAATTGATATTAATAAACTAACCAATCCTTTTATTAAATAATGGCAAAACAACCTAAAACTGTTAGTGAACATTTGATTGCTCTATATGGGCACATCAAAGGACTTACTCGAGAAGTGAATACAATAAAAAATAATCACCTTAAACACATGCATGAAGACATAGATAAAATTCATGGTAAAGTTGATAAGTTATTGTATTTAATTCTTGGAGGACTAGGTGCAGCTTTACTGGCTCTTATAGTTTATGTGTTGCCATGAAAACTTTTTTTATATTTGCTTTAATTTGTGTTGCAAATCCAGAAAGTCCACAAGGAATATCTTGTTTTAACTTTTGGGAAGATAGTAAAACTTATAGTGCAAAAGAATGTTATGAAAGAGCATCTGTAGTTGGAGATGATATTAGCAAAAAATTTACTGAAGAAGATATAAGAATTATGGAGCACATTATATGGTGTGTTAATAGTAAAGGAGAAGTAATATGATAATAAGAAAATCAACTGATACAATAGTTATTCATTGTGCAGCAACAAGACCTCATATGGACATTGGTGTAGAGGAAATAAGAAAGTGGCACAAAGAAAGAGGATTTGAAGATATAGGATACCACTATGTTATTAGACGTTCTGGTATAGTTGAAAGAGGAAGAGATGATTCTTTTCAAGGTGCACATGCAATTGCTGTTAATGATACATCAGTTGGTATATGTTTAGTAGGTGGTGTTGATGATGACCTACAATGGCAAAACAATTTTACAAAAGCACAATTTAAAAGTTTAATTAGCACAATAAAATTAGTTAAAAGTAAATACGAAGATATAGAAAGAATTATTGGACATAATGAAGTAGAATCTAAAAAAGAGTGTCCATCATTTAATGTACAGGAGTGGTTAGAAGAAAATGGCTTGGTTTAGTTTAGCAAAGATAGCGTTACAAGCAGGAACGCATATATACAAAAAGAGACAAGAAACAAAAATGATGATGGCTGATGCACAACATTTGCATGCTGCTAAAATGGCTCGTGGTGAAAGTGAATACCAAGGTAAACTTTTAGAAGCGAGACAGTCAGACTGGAAAGACGAGGCAGTCCTTATAATTTTGTCTGCACCAATAGCAGTACTTGCTTGGGCAGTCGTATCAGAAGATCCAACAGCTATGGATAAAGTAAAACTTTTCTTTGAGTATTTTAGTAGTCTTCCAAGCTGGTTCACGAATTTATGGATTCTTGTCGTGGCGAGCATATATGGTATAAAAGGAACACAGATATTTAGAAACGGAAAAAAATAATTAACATTCAACCCCAAAACCCCTATGAAAAAATTACTTACTTTACTAATTATATTAACTCTAACAGGAGTTGCTTATGGAGATATTGATCAAGATAATGTTAGTGGGTCAAACACTAGCATCCAAGGAGGATACTCAAGTAGTACAACCTATCAATCAGGATCAAGTTCTAGTTCAACAACTACCAACAATAGTACATCAAATATTAGATCAGCCCCTAATTCAGCTTATGCTCCTAATGTATCCGTAACTGGAAACGATATATGTAGCGTAGGTGCTAGTGCTGGAATACAAACCTTTGGGTTAGGTGTTTCAGGAGGAAAAGGATTTAGAGATAAGAACTGTGAACGAATTAAACTTGCAAGAGAATTAAAAGCAAATGGTATGGCAGTTGCTGCTGTGTCTTTGCTCTGCCAGGATGCCAGGGTTTTTGCTGCCATGAATTCAGCGGGTACTCCGTGTCCGTTTAATGGAAAAATAGGTAAAGCTGCTACAAAAGAATGGAAAAAATACGGTAAGCTAAGACCAGATTATGAACAGTACACAAAAGCTTTAAAAATAATTGAAGATGCCGAAAAGAAGGAGGCTTTACAATTTGAAAAAGAATTTAATAAAAAAATTGGTGGCTCTAAGTCTACTAAGTAATGTTGCCTATTCTGAAACGACTAATAATCTTGTATCACAAGACTTTGCAACAGGATGGACTAACACTGGCAATACTTATCATGGGTCTACTACAATTGCTGGTGTTCATAATGGTGCTGTAGAGTCTGATTCGGTTAGCTTAGCTGATGATGTTGGCTTAAATAAAAACGAAATTAATCAAGGGTTTACTGTAAATTCATCAGCTAATGTTTGGTTTTGGAATAACTATGACCAATCAATAACAATGACAACTAAAGCCATTGATGATAATGGTCAAACTATAACACAAAATAGAACTTTATCTGGAACGTGTGCAACATGGAATGGTTGTGGATATGGATCTATGACAGATACCATGGTCTTTAATTCTAATACACAAGCTGATTATAATTTATCTTTAGGATTTAGTTTTTCTGTACCTAGCTATCCATCAGGACACTATGCTGCTGATTTAAAAGATCCAAGTATGACGGTAACTTATACACCTATAAATATTGATAGTGCAGTTGAAAGTCAGTTAGTTGATTTAAGTAAAGATATTAACGAAGATATTAAATTTGAAAATACAGTTGATTTTAAGGAAGAAGTTAAACTAGATACATCTAGTGCAGTTAAGGAAGAACCTACACTTGAAACATTTACTACTAGCAATGAGCCAGTAGAAACTGTCTCTAATGAAACAGATACAAATGAATTAAATGATAATAAAGAAACTGTTGATAGTGAACCTAAAGAAGAATTAAATGAACAAACAGAACAAAAAGAAGAATCCAATAGCGAAACTTCTGAATCTTCAAATGTTTCAACAGAAAAGGATTCCCAACAAAAAGAAGTACAATCGAAAGAAAACAAAGAAGGAACAAATATTACAGCATCTGGAGTACAAGTAGAATCTAAAGTGGCTAAAATAGAGAATACTTTAAAGAAAGAAAATTTAATTAAATTGAATTTAATGGTTGACAACTCTCTATTTCAGCAGTATAATAATATACCATTCTACAAGGAGAAAAAAATATATGAAAATCAAATCAATATTAGAGACAATAGAGTACTATATAATTCTAAGACCCTCGTATCATATACACAACGGGATCCAATATTTAAAAAGGAAAGTGAATTATATAATATCAAAATTCAAAAACAAAAACTAATTAATGAAATAAACATTTTAAAAAATGGATAGTAAAGATTTTAAAAAACAAATTTCTGATAAACTTAAACAGTCTAGACAGACTGCACAGCTTGGTCATATGTTTAAAAATAGAAACTCTAGACCTAGAGCAAAGGAAAATATAATTAACCCAAAATTAAAAGGAATTTAATTATGCCGCAAACGAAAGAGTGTAATAAATGCCATGAAGAATTCATTACTTATAGTGATGAATTTTTTTGTGATAAATGTAAACCTATTAAAAAGGAAACACTTGAAGAATTAGATAAAGATTCTGATGAGTGTTTAGCGTGTCAATAATGATTGATAAATTAAAAGATAATATTACTAATCTCATTGCAGTGATTGGTGTTGTTGGAACTATTGGTGCTGGTTTTACTGTGTATGGAACAATGAATGAAAAAATTGCACAGTTAGAATCAAATGCATCTGATGTAAAACCATTTAATCCAGATCCACTTATTGTAGAAATTGGTAAGAATAGAAAATTTATGTCTGATAATGCAACAAGAATTGCAGTATTAGAAAAGACTATTCAAGTACTAGAACTTGAAATCAAAGAATTAAAAGTTAATTCAAAAAATCCATTAGCAAACTAATGTGGCGACAATGTATTTACTATTCAGCCATGGGGTTTTGCTTTTTACTAAAGGACTGTAAGTGTGTACTTAAACGCAAACATACCCCCAATTGAATGCTATGTCAGAGGAAATTATCTTAGAGATCAAAAAGATTCTCATGATAAATATTTTGAATGTGTAGTTTTTGGTTTTAGTTCTATACCAAAACAAGTACCTTTGTTTCATTATATGATGACAGATGGTGGCTTATGGTGGAGAGCACCTATATCTGCATTTTGTAAAAAACCTGGAGTAGAAGAACTTCCATTAAATGAACTTATGTTATGGGATTCTTTTAGTCATCATGTATCTGTCACTACTTTCTATCAATTATCTGGAAATAAAATGACTTATATATCTAGAAGAAAAATAAAAAGAGAAGGTAAGTATTTATTTACAATTGACTGGTGTGCTGGTGATTTTAATGAATTAGATTTTGGATATGCAGAAAAACCTGACCAACATAAATGTGGACATGTAATAGAATTAGACGATGGTAACTATGCAATTCAACCAAATAATAGACTAAGAGTATTTGATCCATCAATGGGTGCTGAACCTGACAAACCTCTTATACACAGATTAGTCAACACTAAACTATGGTCCGTTGAAGATACATCTAAATGGATTACAGATGAACATGAAGAAGGCAGCTATGACTATCATTATACGGAGTTAGAAAATGAAAAAGAAAAGCACAGTAAATAAAGCAGGCAACTATACAAAACCTGGATTAAGAAAACAAATATTCCAGAGAATAAAATCACAAGCATCACATGGTACAGCTGCGGGTCAATGGAGTGCAAGAAAAGCACAGGCATTGGCTAAAGCATACAAAAAAGCTGGAGGAGGCTATAGGTAATGGTTAAGAAAATAAAAAAAGTTGCAAAGGCTTTAAAGAAAGCATCTACTTTACATAAAAAACAAAGTAAGATTATTGAAAAACACATTAAGCAGATGAAACGTGGTGGATATAAGTAATGCCATTTCTAAGTAAAAGTAAATTTTTAACTGAAAGTAAAACTATTACAAGTACATCTTCAGATGCAAGTGCAGATTTAATTTATACTTGCCCTAATAACTATAGTGCTATTGTTAAATTTTTACATTTAAGTTCAGGAACAGGTAACAATAAAAAAGCATATATACAATTTTATCATTCTGATGATGATACATATCATCATATTGTAAATGCACTTGCTATGAATGCACATACAGCTACAGACTTAGTTAGTGGAAGTCAGTTATATATGCATCAAGGTGATAAATTACTAGGGTATGTAGAAGCAACAATGAATTTGGATGTAACTGTTTCTTTAGAGGAATACTACGATCCATTGAGAGGATAATATGGCATTAGCAAAAAGTCAAAAAAGTTTAAAGGCATGGAGCAAACAGAAATGGAGAACAAAATCTGGGAAGAAATCAAGCGTTACTGGCGAGAGGTATTTACCAGAGAAAGCGATCAAAGCATTATCAGCTTCAGAGTATGCAGCAACAACACAGGCAAAACGAAAAGGAAAATCACAAGGCAAACAATTTGTAAGGCAACCAAAATCAATCGCTAAAAAAGTAAAAAAATATAGGAGTGTATAATATGCCAAAACATTATGGTAAAACTAAAGCTAAAAAACCTACAGGTAACAGAAAGAAACTAGACGTAAACAAAGATGGCAAACTTACAAAACAAGACTTTGCTATGTTAAGAGGTAAAAAGAATGTTAAAAAAAATAAAAAATAAAATTTGTGAATTAATTTGTAAAACATTTGGAATTATACCATGTTTATGCAAACATGATTGTGAGTGTAAAAAGGAGAAAAAGTAATGGCTAAATCACCAGCATGGCAAAGAAAAGAAGGTAAGAATCCATCAGGTGGATTAAATGCTAAAGGTCGTGCATCATATAATAAAGCAACAGGTGGTAATTTAAAAGCACCTAGTAAAAAGGTTGGCAATAAAAGACGTGCTAGTTTTTGTGCTCGTATGAAAGGTATGAAAAAAAAACTTACTTCTGCTAAAACAGCAAGAGATCCTAACTCAAGAATTAATAAATCATTAAGAGCATGGAACTGCTAATGACTTTAGGTGATGACCCTTTTGGACATAATAAAAATCTTAGAGGAGTTAAACCAATAGAGTTCTTTATAGTATTCTTACTCGTATGGTATATATTTTCTTATTAAAATAAAAAAGGGGAGCCAGAACGACTCCCCCCAAAGGCAACACATGACAGGCTCCTTTATGGAGCCTTTTTTATTTGGAGTTTACTATGATGTAATCTCTTACCCCAACGCATTCTCCAAATCCAGTTATTAAATTTACTAGAATAAGTTTCTAATAAATCCGCTAGTGGATTATGCCATATCCTATACTCATAGCGTTTGTAATAATTTTTTAATATCGTCTTCAAGTTTTTTACCTACTGCGTTACAATGATTTATAATTGCTGCACATAAATTACCATGATAAGTATAACCCTTTAGTGCTTCTCTTATTTTACCAACAGGTTTTCCACCATAATCTAGTACAATATTATTGTCTTCACCTAAACCAATTTTAAGTTCAAACAACAAACCAATATGTTTTTTAACTTCTTTTGGTATCTTTTTGTTTGTCATTCTTACTTTCTCCTTGGGCTTCTAATGTAGACAGTATAGTCATAAGCTTTACAACTTCTGCGTATGGTCTACTCATTAAGTATCTCATAATTTCTTGTAGATTTGTTGATGAAATTAAAAACATTCTTTCCATTATAGTTCTCCTCCTCTCCAGTCTTCATATATTTCTTTAATAAAACTTGCATCAGTTAAATAGCTATTTGAATTTGCTTTTTTGTGAAATAAATCACTGCAATGTATTACTGTTTGTTCTAAGTCTAGACCTTGCTCAATACAATTAGCAACTTCATCTTGTACTTCAATAACTGCTTGCTTTACTGCTCCCATGTTCTAACCTCCTGTATTAGTTTTTTTAAATACCATTCAGCTTTTTCTAAATCTTGTAATGGCTTTCCTTTAAATTTAAATCTGCCAACATACTTTAAAATATTTCCTTTCAAGTATCCAACAAATTCATCTTGTGTCATATAATCTTGTATGACTTCTATTGTTTCTCTCTTACCTTGTTTATAATGTTTTGGTGAGTTTACTTCATCACCTAGAGTCTGTTTAAAAAAATCTTTATTAGTCATATAATTTTCTCACTTGATTATAACTCATAGTTTCTAAATCATATTCACCATTAGATACATTATACTTAATAATTAAACCACTCCACCAAAGATGTTGAGTCTCTTTAGCATAAGCTTCACTATGGTTTAAATAACAACCAGCAGATAAAGCTTGTAGCTTTTTACCACTAGGTAATGTAGACATAGCATAATCAAACAAATGGCAATGACCTACAGTTGCAGATACTTTATGTTTGTTTAAAATACTTCTAGCAATATTTTCACCAGATATAGCACGACCTGTAATACCCGATGGTAAATGATGTGTATAGTAAACACCATTTATGGTCTTACCTTTTTTGTAAGGTATCTCTTGCCAACCATATTTTTTATATTGCAAATTAGATATACTTAAAGTACCTTCAAGTTCAGGATTGTCTTGAACTACTCTATCAATTCTATCCTCATGATTACCTAGTATCATAACCTTTTTTACTTTATGTTTACCTAATCCTTTGTTAAATTTTTGAAGAGCATCTTCAGTATGCTCAATATCTTTTTTAAATCTTCTACCTTCAAATGATAATTTAGCTTTATCATATGAACATAGAGAGTCTACACTACAAAAATCTCCCATACATATTACATGTGTAGCTTTAATATCTGCAGCAACTTTACCTGCCCACAGAAATCTATCATTGTTTGCTTTTGGTGTACAATGAGGATCACCTATTACTAAATGTGTAGCCATTAATTTATGTCCTTTGGTTTTTTTGGTTTATAGTAATCAAAAAAGTCTATAACATTATCAGACTCTTCTGTCAAATCAGCAGAAGATAAAAATGGTTCATCTAAATTTTGTATACCTACTTCAACTTTTTTCTTATCATCTGCAAATCCCTTTAATCCTAGAAGATATGTAGCATGTGGGTCTGACACTGCTTGTTTAATCATTCCTCTAGCAATAATTGAAATCATATCCTCTTCTTCATATCCATATTCAGCACTATCCCCAAATACAATCCCACAAGTAAATCCTTTTTCCCATGGCATAATAACTATCTTAGTAGCTTTTTCTATATCACTTTTTTTCATCTTTGTCATGTTTACCTCTTGATGTTGGGTCAATAACTGCTAACCTATTTACATTTAATCTTATAAAATGTTCTGCATCTACAATAGCTAATGGTCTTTTCTTATTCATTTTAATAAATACAAGTGGCTCTAGTTCTCCATGAGTAACTGCCTGATCATAAGCTTTATAAATTCCTTTCCAAGTTTCATTATTTTTACATTCAATATCATATGGGAAATATCTTTTACCTTGTTTAGATAATTTAATATCTGCACCAGACTCTCCCATAATTGCAACTCTTACATCTTCTTCGGTGAGGGCAAGAGATAGACCCCTTAAACTATCTCTTACCCAATCCTGTAGTCTACGACCCTTGGCTTTCCTACTGCGTACTGTACTCATCTTCTTTTCTAGGATTGTTTACTTCAGTATACCAAACCCACTTAGGGTTTTTTCCTTGTGATTGCTGTTGCGGTAACATTTGCAACTTCTTACCCCAACAAGGAATCTTATATGGACAGAAAGAACAGATACTATTTAAAACTTTATTACCTGTTTTCTTTCCTCTATATGTTTCTTCAACATCTGAATAGCATCTTTTAAAAGTAGTATTTTCTTTAATAGCTTTTGCATTAGTTCTTGCAAGCTTTAAAGCTTTCTTTCTATATTCAGAATCTTCAATAGGAGTTTCACATATAGTCCATTCTCCTGTAGATTTATTGATAGCTATCCATCCACCAAAAGGAAGTTTCTGGCTTTCAGCATATAGATAACCTTGTGGAATATATCCAAATGCATCATCTTCAGCTATTGCTTCAAACCCACCATTCTCACCAAACTTTTTATCAAATGAATATGGTGACGCACTTTTTATATCCCATATTTTTTTGTCTATCTTTACGTCATACTCTCCATCTATTTTGCTACTGTTATATTTATAGGTAACTTTCTTATGTTCATCTTCAATGTTTACTCCTGCAGACTTCATTACAAATATAGCTAATGCTTCTATTAAATCTCCAAATGTATTTCTCATTTTGGAATTGTAAGGCTGACCCTCACCTTTAATATTCTTAGACTCCATCTGTAGTTGACACAATGGTCTACCTATATTACTCATCCTGACTTGGAACTTAGGATTCCTTTCATCACTAAATTGTTTTCGTAAAGCTTTCTTACAAGCTTCACCAAATTCTTCTACAAGTTTGTTAGATACCTTGACAGGTGCCTGCGACACCTTGTCAAGGTATATCTGTACTTTGTGAAGTATATCACTCATTATGCTGATAATATTTCTGCTGGGTCTGGTAGATCATCATCTAATTCTTCTACTAGTTTTGCAGACTTTGTATCTTCACTACTATATTTCTTATCTTTTGCAGATTTCCATAGCGTTGCTACTTCGTGATTCTCTGCAGAGATAGAATCTTTAAATACTTGTAAAGTTTCCATGTCTTCTTTCGACATTTCTAAATTAGCATCAGCATTAGGTGTAATGACTGGTACATAAAATACATTACTACCTTTTTTCTGACGCTTACTATCTAGTTTAAATGTGCAAGTAAACATGAGTTTCTTTCTTTTCTTGAGAGCATCAATGGCATCTGATACAGGTTTAAAACTCGTACCTGTAACTCTCCATACTGCAGGAAAATTATTTACTTTCTTTTTATTTCCTTCAGCATCAACGCCATCAAAAGATACTAAACCATATACTAATCTATAGCATCTGATTTGTTTTTGAACAGCAAGTTCTTCTGCTGTCAATCTATCTCTCTCTTTGTATGGCACTTTGCTACACTTTGTACCACCTTGAATATCAATAGCTTCTTCTTTCCATGAAGAAAAGATAACTGATCTATTTACATATTCAGATTTCTCTGGGTCATAATGCATATACTGCATACCAGATATAAACGGTCTTAGTGTAACTGTTTTACCATAATAGTTTTTATTTTCTCTAGTATCGTAAACAGTAAAATTTCCAATAGGTAATTGATTACCATTGTCATCTTCTGGATTACGATTAATTGTCAATCTAGGAACAATGTTTTCATTGTCAGAACCAGAGTCCTGACCAATGGCTTTCATTATTTCCTCTTTTGACATTTTATTTAAGTTTATAAGTTCACTCATTTAGAACTCCTTTGTTGAGTTGTATTTATAATATAACACATTTTAGTTTAAAAGTCAATAGGTTATTTCTTTTTTTTATATGGTGGATATATTATATCTATTAACCAAAATAAAACTATTAAAATACCAGCAATTAATAATATATTATCTATAATTTCTAACATATCTTAGTTATCCCTTCTGTTGCTACAACCTGTAGTTTATCTGCTTGAGCAAATGTTTTCATTTCCTCATAGTATGGGTGACCTGCATCAATTAGTAACTTACGAGGTTCAAACTCACACTCCTGCATCATAACACTATAGTCTAAGAATGCACCATAGCTATCATCATCAAACTCATCTAGAGTTTCTAATGCTTCAACCATATTAATAGTCTCCTTTTTTA